GCTTTGATGCGCGCTAGGATCAGTACGGCTGGTGTGGGTGTGACGGCTGGCTATGTGATGATTAAGGCGCACGACTAATAAAAATGCTCCTAACGCTCCTTTCAAATCAGGGGACGGTTGTCAGCAAGCTCTGGATTAAAGTTTCTGGAGTTTGGAGGCAGACTGTCGTCTGGATAAAGGTGTCGGGAGTATGGAAGCAGTCCACGCCAAAGATTAAAATTGCAGGAACGTGGAGATAAGAGGAGGCTGATTTCAAGATGAGCTGCACAAACCCTGTCATCGTGAATATCCCAGGACCGCGCGGCGCGGCTGGTACAAACGGCACGAACGGGACAAACGGCGTAAATTCGTTCTCCACAACGACCGCCGCATTTTTTGTCCCAGCTCTTGGGTCGAGCGTTGTTGTTCCGGTTTCAAACGCGTCGTTTCTTCCTGAATCCGTTGCTGGTCAGTTTTTTGTTTCGGTTCAAGGATGCGGATACCTGCAAGTTACCGATGTCACGGGATTAAACGTGACGTTGCGAAATCCTGCTGCTGGAGTCTTGAGCATCCCGAATGCTATCCCGACCACGCTCATTCCGTCTGGCTCTCTCGTCACGCTTGCTGGAGCGGTTGGTCCTCAAGGTCCGGCAGGCGCTGCTGGCGGCGCGTCGTCGGCTGGAACTTATATCGTCCGTACTCCTGACGCCTCGATTCCGAGTGCCACGGCTCTTAATTCCCTATCTGCTGGTTATCTTAAAACTCAAGGATCTGGTGGATTTGGTGCTGTTTCGACTGTTGCTTCTGTTCCTGTAGCGGAAATCAGTGGGGTTCTTCCGATTGCAAAGGGTGGAACAAATTTGTCCTCTACCCCAACCAATGGCCAACTTCTCATTGGCAACGGTTCTGGATACACACTAGCAAGTCTGACCGCTGGTTCGAACGTCACGATTACTCCTGGCGCTGGAACGATTACCATCGCTGCCACGGGAGCTGCGGCGGCGTTCGTTTATGAAACTTTTACGCGGAGGGTAAGCGGAACTGTGGGTGCTGGTGCGCCGCAAATCGGCCCGAGTTTAACTAAGAATCCGTTTAGTTTGACAGAATTTCCGTCTGGATCTTGGACTGGAATTGATACCGCATCACGATTTACTGCGGCTACAGGTCGGTTTACGGCAGCTCTTGCAAGTTATTACCGAATAGATGTTGCCTTAATGTTAAGTGCAGATACGGGAACATCATCTACGGTTTCTTTTAAGATTAGAAAAAATGGAACGACCGATATTGGACCTGCAAATATTCAGTCAACAAACTCGACGGGTTTAGTTGGACCATTTTTTATTCAGTACATAGATCAGGCATCGATTGGTGATTACTATGAGGTTTTAGTTACGACTAGTTCTCTAAATACATATTACATTCGAGAGGGAGCTTCATTCTCAATCCAACGGATTCAGGCTTAAGCCATGAGCGAACGCGCACCACGGAGGTACACGGACGGATCTGTCACCTTTGAAGGTGGCATTGATGCCGGTGTCATGCCGTCTGAGGTGGACAAGAATCAGGTGGCGTTTGCGGTGAACGCCAGCTTCCGGCAGAGTTTCATTTCTCCTCGCCCCGGTTTCGTTCAGAAGGATTACAATCTCTGCACGACGATTACAGCGGACAATGCTGAGGTTACGGCGGATCAAACCAACGTGACGGCTGATGGATGGTCGGAGAATTGTTATGGCTCTCAAAGTCTGACAGGCACATTCCAGTGCGCGCTTCCGTACATCGGAGACAACGGTCAGACGTTCATTCTGATGCTGATCAGTGGTAAAGTGTGGCTTTACGACTGCCTTCAAAATAACGCCCAGAATTTGACGGTTTCTCCGAATCTTGAGAATCCTTCCAACCTGCTTGATGGATGGATGGTTCAAGCGGAGAACTTTGTCGTCATTCAAGATGGATTCAGCAGGCCATTGATTTTCAACGGAACAAATCTGCGCCGCGCAACCGACGACGAAATAAAGACCGGGAAGATGATGGCCTACGTCAATGGCCGCATCTGGTACGCGCTTCCTGATGGGTTTTCATTTCGAGCGACTGACATCGTTTATGGGGATGGAACGCGAGCGAGTGTTCTCAAGGAAACCGAGAACACCTTCCTTAATGAGGGCGGAGACTTCGCGGTTCCGTCGGATTCAGGGGGCATCACGGCAATGGCCGTCCCTGGCAATCCAGACACGTCGCTTGGGCAAGGACCGCTTCTTATCTTCACCCCGAGATACGTCTTCAGTGTCCAAGCTCCCGTAGATCGTGACACTTGGAAGAATCTGAACTACCCGATTCAAGCCATCAGCTTGCTGACAAGCGGTGCGCTTGGTTCTCGGTCGGCCATCACCGTCAATGGCGATGTGTTCTACCGTTCTGTCGATGGAATCCGATCATTCATCATCGCTCGTCGCTCATTTAGTGACTGGGGAAATACCCCAATCAGCGGCGAGATGATGCCCATTGTTGAAAACGACCAGACGAATTTGCTGTGGGCCAGCTCTGCGGTCGTGTTCGATAATCGATTGCTGATGACAAGTCAGCCTCGGTACAACGCTCAGGGCGTCATTCACAAAGCGTTGGCGGTTCTTGATTTTGATCTGATTACGTCGATGCGGCAAAAGTTTCCGCCTGCTTGGTCTGGAATCTGGACCGGATTGGATGTGTTGCAGATTCTGAAGACTGAGAACGCTTACGGAGACGCTTGTTTCGCGATTGCTCGCGGATCGGATGGTTCAATTCAGATTTGGGAAATCACCAAGTCCAACAAGTTCGATTCAAACCTGTCCGATCCTAAAAAGGAAATTGAGTGGCAGGTGCAGACTCGCGCTTACAATTTCGAACTTCCGTTTGGATTGAAGAAGCTCGATTCGGGCGACATTTTCATCGACTCGCTAAGCGGTTCGGCGGCGTTCTATGTCCAATATCGTCCCGACCAATATCCCGGCTGGATTGAATGGGCTGACTGGACTGAGTGCGCAATTGTCGATCAGTGTCTGACTGGGCTGTGTCCTCTGACAAACTTTCAGCCGCAATACCGTCCGAAGATGCGGCTTCCAACCCCTGGCGACATCGCGTGTAACGAGTCCATCAGTACACCGGCTCGAAACTTGTACGAGGTTCAGCTTAGCATTGCCGTTTCGGGCTATTGCAGAATCAAGAGCATCCGCGTTCACGCTTACGACGTTCAGGAATCTCCTGTTGGAGAATGTCGGACATATCAGGGATGCAAAGTTCTTGGAGGCTGCGACATAGATCCTTTCACCTACACATCGGAATAGCATGCCAAACTTAACCCTCATCACGCTTACCGCTCCAAACCTTCCGTTGACGTACTGCCCGTCCAACTACCAGCAGTTGGCCAACGACATCATCAGCGGCACTCAGGCGACGTTCAACAGCGCGATTGGAAACTCGTTTTTCAACTTTGGTTCTACGACTCCTGCGCTGAACAATCAGGTTTATCCGTGGTTGGATGAGAATGGGGATTGGTGGGTGTTCAACGGCGGATATTGGGCGCGCCAAAATCCGGTTGCGGCTGGAAGTTCTGAGCGTCGTATTTTTGTTGGAACAAGCACTGATGTGCTGTCGTACGATGGCGGAGATGGAACTGTTTACTCTGGCAATCCTTACGCCGGTTCGATGTGGCAACTTGACAACGCGTTTGACGCTCGATTTCCGGTCGGTGTTGGGGCTTTTGCCGCAAGCGGCGCTGTTTCTGTTCAAGGAACTACCACCACAACTTCTGTTGTCGGCGAGGACAAGCACACGCTGACAGTTCCTGAGATGCCTGCCCACGCTCACAACTTCTTCCCGCTTGTAACTGCGGATGCAAATAACGGCGGAGCAAATGGTGTTCAGTATGGAACTACAGCGAATGTAGCCACCTCATCCACTGGAGGTGATGCGGCCCATAACAACCTGCCGCCGTTTTACGGTGTTTACTTTATCAAGCGAACTGGCCGAGTCTATTACACCAAATGAAGCTAATCGTTCAGGACATTCGCTCCACAATCGCCCGTGTCATCGGAGTATGTGTCGATGATGCGCGCGTTTATGATTACATCAATCAAGCGTGTCGAAGGCTTCTACACAAGGGTCTGTGGGCTGGATCGTACGGTCGATTCACGGTTACGACCGTTGATGGGTGTATTACTTGGCCGCGAGCGATTGAAACCATTGAGGCTGTCGCCGACTGCTGCGGAACCGGATCGGTAAGAAACCAATGGTATGAATTTCAAGAAACTGGATTTGGACTTCTTGGAAAATGCAACCCGTGCGCCGGAAACCAGCTTGTTGATCGTGGCACTGTTGTTTCTTACCGTGATTTGTCTGGCGGCAATAACAGCTACATTCGAGTTTACCCTGGCGACGCTTCAGATGTCGGCAAAACAATCACGCTCCAAGGATACGACGCGAACGGTCAATGGATTCGCACTCAATCCGGTGGAACATGGATTGACGGCGAAAAGCTGACGCTTGCTCTCCCTTACGTTCAGTCTTCCAAGAAATTTACCGCACTGACTGGCGTCATCAGGGAGGCAACAAATACCGCATCGCGGCTTTACGAGTACAATCAGGCAGTTTTTGCCGAGATTGATCTGGCAGTTTACGACCCTGATGAAACTTTGCCGCAGTATCGTCGTAGCCTGTGGACTGGTCGAAACAGCGATTGCTGCACTCAGACCGTCACGGTTATTGGCAAGATGCGCCATATCAACGCGACGAGCGTCAATGACTACCTTATTCCTCCGTGCGCTGATGCCATCAAGCTGATGGTCATGGCGATTCGAAAGGAAGAGAACGATTTGATTCAGGAAGCAGTGGCCTACGAAGCCAAAGCGGTTCAAGCTGTGCAGGAGCAGACGATGCAGTATCTGGGCGACGCTGTCGCGACGATACGCATGGTCGGTGTAGGATTGAATGGCGGTGGATTCTCGCAATGGTTCTGAACCAAAAGGATAATTTATGGCAATAGGACTTGTAGGTTCAATTTTGGGTGGAGCAGGAATTTCCGCAGCGGGAAGCCTGCTTGGTGGGCTTTTTGGCGGAAAGAAGCCAAAGGTTCCAGAATTGAAGCCGATTGATTTTGCTGGAGAACAGCAAAAGGCGATTCAGCAGAATATCGCATCGCTTGAGCCTGCAACTGAGTTGGCCACCAAGACGACCGCCGCTGAGCAGTCTCAGCTTGAGGCGCAGCTTCGTCGCGCGATTCCAGGCTATGACCAGTTGATTCAGCAGGCTGGCAAGAACATTGGGTCGGCCTTGCGAGGCGAAATCTCACCAGAGGTTTCTGCTCAGGTTCAACGCTCTGCCGCTGGACGAGCTTTGTCTGGAGGATTTGGCGGCGCATCTGGATTCGGTCGTGCGCTAACCGCTCGCGACTTGGGGTTGACTGGGATGCAGCTTCAGAATCAGGGTCTGGCTCAAGCTCAGAGTTTCATTCAGCAGCAGCGGTCTGTTGGAATGGTTCAGCCATTCTCGGTGAGTAGCATGTTTATCACTCCGTCTCAGCGGATTGGATTTATGCAGCAACAGCAACAGCTTCAGTATGGACGCGATTTGCAAGCCGCTCAGGCCGCTGCTTCCGCTTCTCCGATGCAGCAAGCGTTGCAGAGTGCTGTCACTGGATTTGGTGGTCAGGTTGGCGGTGCGCTGTCGCAATATGGAATTTCGAGTGCGTTGATGTCTCAACTGCCAGGAGGATATCGACCGCCATCGTCTTACAATCCCCAGAACGATCCTGAGCTTTATTCTTTCCCGAGAACAAATACCTCTGAAATAGGGCCGCAATCTACCAGCCTATTCCCTGAATACAGCTCGTCCAATTTCGGACTCTAAATCTTATGGCCGACCAATCTCTTCAAGCATTTCAGCTAGGTGCA